GGGCATTTGTGCGAGCGATGCCACGACACCCAAGTGTTACGAGAATTGATCAAGGAACGCGACCGGCTTAGAGGTGTGATTATGACAATGCCATATGCGTGTGAGGTTTGCGGAAAACAAACGCATCGCTGGAGACGGTGCGACGATCATTACAAATGCGACGATTGCGGGACGGGTGATGGATTGTGTATGTACGTTGAAGGCGTTCTGTGCAATCCGTGCCACCGTGCGAGAGTTGAAAAGCGAATTGAGACATTCAACGGCGATCACAAATACACACATGAAGCGGTGTGCCCTCATTGCGGATACGTGCATCGTGATAGCTGGGAGATGAGCGAAGGCTTGCGGATTTGCGGAGATTGCGAGCGAGAGTTTGATCTGACGCGACACACAGAAGTGACGTACACGACCACCAAGGCGTGAGCAAGCCTGATCGGCTGGTGAACGTGAGAGGGTGGGCGTCTCGTGCAGGTTCGATTCCCGGCCCAAGCCCTGATCAACGAGGAAGGAGGTAGCTTCATGGGCGACATGGCAGATATGTTTCTTGAGCAAGTCGAGGAAATGGAAGAATTGCGATTGGATTACAAAACAGGGCAAATGTCCGATTTCGAGGCATACGAAATTGGAATCATTGACGAACAGGGTATGTACACAGGGCCAAGTCACGGTCGGGACAGATCAAAAACGTGCCGGTGTTGCGGCAAGAGCGGTTTGTTGTGGGGAAAGGTTGATGGAAAGTTTCGATTGTTCGAGAACGGTTCAGTTCACGATTGCCCAGTAAATCCGCTGATCGGCGGGTGAATGTGAAACATGGGCTGTATCGCGAATCGGTGATTTACTGGGTTCAATTCCCAAGCAGCCCAATCAGCTTAACAAGTACGGACAAAGTAAAACTATGAGTGATGCACCTTGGAAAGTATTTGAGAGGTTTATCGCCTCTATATTTTCTACCACCAGAAATGCTCTGAGCGGTGGAAACAGTAAGGTAACTCGTTCAGATTCATTACACCCGAACTTGTTTATCTCTTGTAAGTACACGAAAAAGAATCACAAGCAGATAAGGGACTTGTTGAAACAAGAACGTGAGAAAGCAGGAGCAGAGAACAAGATTGCAGTTTTAGCTATCGGTGAATTCAGAGATAGAGCGAATGCGTTTGTTGTAGTACATATCCAAGACTTGGAAGAATTAACGGGGATGATTAAAGATGGCAGAGTCGAAATCAGTATGGAGTCCACGTAAAAACGGGTTGAGCGTTAGCGGTCTTAACCTGTGGCTTGTTGACCGTACAGCCTTTGAACTACAGTACCTAAGACGGTTGGAAGTCGTAGAGCCTTGGAACAAAAACCTCGGCTATGGGTTGTTGATGCAAGCTGGAATTGAAGGCTTCATCAAAACAGGAACAGTTGCTGGAGCATATCAACTTCAGAACCGTGAGTTTGAAAAACAAATTGTCCAATACTCAGAAATTGACGAGATCGCTTATTGGACTAGAATTGCTGGCCACCAACTGACAACCTTTATTGACTACTACAGTGAAGACTTAAAAAAGTACGGCGTAACCAAGTCTGAGTTACACCATGAAGCAGAGGTAAAACTTGCGTCTGGTCGAACCATCAAACTTCACGGATACATCGACGGTGAAGGCGATGGCATTATCATGGAAAACAAGTGCCGTGGAGAGTGGGACGATCAAGCCATTGTCGATAACATTGACCTTGATCTACAGTTCAATACTTACTGCCTTCTGCAAAGAGCAGCGACGGGAGAATTGCCTCAGTACGTGTGGTATCAGCACATACGACGACCATGCGGGTTCGGTTACAAGGGACCAAGAAAGAAAGCCAAAGAGTCTGACGACGACTACATCAAGCGTCTCGGAGAAGCCATTAACACAGATCGCGAGTATCACTTTTACCGTTACCTTGCCAGACCAGATAAAGAGCGGTTCGGACGATTCTGCAAAGAATGCTTGTTTCCAATTTTAGAGTCGTTCCTCGATTGGTACGAGTACATGACCGCATCCGACAGAACTAAACTGGTCAATAAGTATCACTGGATGCAACCTTATGGGCTGTATGACCCATTCCTGAAAGGAACCCCTGAAAGGTTCAGGGAGTATCGCTTGACGGGAACCACTAGAGGGCTTAGACCGAGGAGATAACCTATGCCACCCACCCCTAAGAAAAGACCACCAACAAGAAAGGCTGCACAAAAGCCAGCCACACCTACCTCCAAGAAACACGCCATCACAGCGGACGATTGCTTTGGAGACCTTACTGAAACCGAGGTGCAGTACGGACACTTCATCATGTTCTACTCAGAAGTCGGTGAAGGTAAAACGACACTGGCTGCACAGTTTGAAAAACCTTTGTTTGTTCAAACTGCTGGTGAGCAAGGGGCAATCATTCACAGACAGAGTGGTCAGATTGACAACGCGATTAGTATCGTTAATCTTGAGCCTCTGTACTCTCCAGAAAACATTCCGTCACACGGGGGACATCCCGGTTGGCTGAAGTGTATGGAGACGATGAAACGATTTGCGACAAAGAAGCACGACCGTAAAACGCTCGTGATTGACGGCGTCAGTGGTTTGCAGGAACTCTGCTTCCAGCACTGTGCTTCCCTGCATTACAACGGCGATATCAATAGCAAGGGTAAAGATGGTTTTCAGTCTTACCATACTGGACACCGTATTGCTGCAGAAAACTACTGGTCCGCAGAGTTCATGCAGGCTTGTTTGGAAATCGTTCGCAGAGGTTACAACGTTATCTTGCTTGCTCACAGCACGTTCAAGACCGTTGACAATCCAATCGGAGAAAACTTCGATATGGCGAGACCAGCATTACATAAGCAAGTGTTGGAGTTCACGAAGAAAGACCTGCACGGTATCTTCTACCTCGGTAGGAACGTCAGTGTGGTCATTGATGAAAAGAGCAAAAAGAAGACCACGGTGGGAGCAGATCGGTTTGTAGGATTGTCACCCTCACAGTGGTACATGGCAAAGAGTTGGGGCAACCACCCTCAACATGACGAAGTCAAGTGCGGCAAGTCTGCCGCTGAGACGTACAAGAACTTGGTTGGTGTTTTGAATTTCTGATCTTTTTGAAAGAGCAAAAGTATGAAACTTAACGAATTGATGGCGAAGAACGCACGCTTGCAGGCCGCTGGAGAAGTTGCTCGAACCTCGACCACTAACCGTGAGTTTGTTGGTCCAGACGGTGATTATGTTTGTCGGTTTGTAGGGATGCGAAATGCAACATCGAACTCGGTAGATTATTCCCTGTTACAGTTTCGTGTAGACGGATCTGTTAGTGGCCAGGGCGAGTTCAACGGTATGTCAATCGACCTGATGTACTACTTCAACAATCACGAAAAGTACCCCGACAGCGATAAACTGGCTGACCTGATGGTGTCTCTTCAGAAGATGGGAGTTGATACACCTAACTTAACCTTCGAAGAGATTGACGAACAGACAGAGGGGTTACGTGGCAGTCATTTCACACTGCGTAAGAAGAAGGGGAAAAAGAAGGGCACAGTCAACTACAGCGTTGTAGGAGTCGCTAACAGCGAAGCATCTGATTACTCGTCAGATAACAGCGACGATGACAACGAGTGGGAAGACGAAGAATCGGAAGCGTCAAAAGATGACGCAAATCAGGATGACATTCCATTCGGCGATGATGACACAGACGACGATTGGGACGAAGATTCTGAGGGCAGTGAAGACGACGAAGGCGAATACACGCCTTCCGACTGGACAGGTTACGAAGTCCAGTGGAAGCCGCCACGAGCAAAGAAGCTGCAAACCTTTACCGTTCACGATGCAGACGACGATAAACGCACTGTCATTCTTTCAAAGAACGGTAAAGTCTACAGCAAACCCGTACCGTTTGACGATCTGACTTTGCCTGAAGAGTGATCCAGTGAACTAACCCCTGATTGAAAGCAGCCGCTCATCCGTGGGCGGCTGTTTCTTTCTAACCCCTTACCACTTCGAGGATCGACATGCTGACCGTCGATACTGAGACTACAGGAATACACTTTCACTTAGGTGCGACGACGTTTGCTATAGGAGCATACGATGGAAATAAGTTCAAACATCAAACTGTTGACGTAGACCCCTACACCCGTAGTCGCAAGGGCAGCTTCAGGTCCAGCGTCAGAAAGTGCGTTACTTCCACTGACTTACTGGTGTGTCATAACTTAGGGTTTGACATACGTGCGTTAGTGGAAGCAGGAGTCTACGATCCAGAAGAGCCAAGGTACGCATCCTTTTGGGAAAACAAGATCGACACGACAGAATTAGCACACTTGTGGTGCAGCGTCGATGATTTAGCCTTGGACAAGCTGACAGAGAAATACTTAGGTAGAGGTTACGCTGAAGACGACGAACTAATAAAAGTTGTGAACAAGTGCCGCAGCCTTGTTCGTCAACTGAAGTTGGGCTGGAGCATTGCAGACGACAAGTGCCAGCACCCCGCAGTGATCGCGTCAACACGTAAAAGAAACAGATCGGACTTCTGGCTACCTAAAGCAGTGCTCTATGGAGTTAAGTCTGCTCTCAGGTCTTCATTGGCACCGCGAGAACTTGCAAGCGTTCTCATTCGTTACTTAAAGGCTGACTGTGTCAATACACATGAATTAGCACAGATGTACTTTGGGCTGCTTACAGAGCGTCACGGAGACGACTTAGAGAGGCTTCTCAGTATCAATCGAGACATCAGCCACGTAACTTACAAGATGCAACAAGACGGAGTACACGTAAACGAAAGAGCATTGAGTGAAGCAATCGAATCCTGCGAACACTGGATCAGTAGATTGCACCAGAAATCTTTAGAGTTGTCGGGCTTGGATAAGGTCACTAATCACACGCTCGTAGGACTGTTGTACGACGATTGGAACCTCGAACCAGTTGCTTACACAGAAAAGAAATCGCCTAAGACAGACGCAGCAAGTTTGCTGGCATTGAGAGATCAGGTAACTGAGGACAAAAGGAAGTTCAAATTTTTAGGGGTAGAACTGAGTTACAGAAAATACCTCAAAAAACTTCAATACTTAAACACCTACCGCACTAACAAAGCACGATCAATACTTCACCCAAACCTCAACAAGACAGGCACCAGTACAACTCGTTGCAGTAGTAGTGACCCCAACATTCAACAAGTCAGCAAAGCGGGGAATCCTTACGAAGAAGACGCTCCCGACATTGCCCGCTATCTACGATACAGCCCTAGTTTGAGATCGTGCTTCGGTCCAGAAAAAGGCCGTTGGTGGTTGGACTGTGATTACTCTCAGTTGCAACTGAGAATCTTTGCCTTCGTAACTCAAGAACAGGAGATGATGGATGCCTTCGACAGAGGCTGGGACGCTCACGATTACGTTGCTCGACGAGTCTTCGATGTTAAGGATTCTGAGAAGCCTACAAGTGCTCAACGACGAATTGCAAAAAACGTCAACTTTGGATTCATCTTTGGAGCAGCACCAAAGAGGATCGAACAGACGGCTGGCATACCGGGTCTCTGGGACACTGTACTGCGGCTCTTCCCAAACGCACATGATTTCATCGAACAGACGAAGCAAACGATTAAAGCAAGGGGTTACGTGGAGACTATTGGAGGGTATCCACTAGAATTACGTGACCAGATCAACGTGTGGACAGGCCGATTAGAAAAAGCCGCTCACGCTGGAGTGAACTACATTGTGCAGGGAGCAGAGGGCGTCATCGTAAAGAGAGCGATGAAACTCTGTGATGATTACTTCGTCTCAGAGTACCCTGAAGGACGAATCGTGCTGCAGTGTCATGACGAGTTAGTGTTCTCAATGCCAGAACGCTTTCCAAAGAAACACTGTTGGGCAATCTGTGAGCTAATGGAACAGGCTGCTTCCGATTACGGGATCAAAGCACCTGTTGACCCAGAACTTTGTACGTCCCGTTGGGACAAAGCGGTACTTATCAGGAGAGACAAGTGAAGATCCTTGACCACCTCAACATCCCTTACGATGACCAGTCAGATGACTGCATCATCACCTGCCCTTCATGCTACAAGGAAGAGAAGTGTTCCGTTAGCAAAGAAGAAGGAAACATCTGGCAGTGTTACACCTGCAAACAGAAAGGCAACGCTCTTACCCTGATCAGACTGTTCTACCAGAACTTACCGGCGTTGACTCCAAAACAGGCAAGGCTGTTTACAGAACGTAAACAAGGAGTACACACAAAAGTGCTCCGTGATGAAGGCATTAAGTATGACGGAACGTATTTTTGGTTTCCCGTGAGCAACCAAGAGGGCAAGGTCATCGCCCTGCACAAATACTGTCCCAGAACTAATATCGCCTATGCTTCACCGAAGCCGTGGTCTTGTTCCATACTCGGCTTGAACCAGTTGACAGATGCTTCTGTTATCTGGGTCGCTGAAGGTCACGCTGACTATCTCATTGGGAGGCAGATCCTTAAAGACGCAGAAACCACGGTGGACCTTCTCGGGACATGCGGCTCAGGCTTCTCAGGAGCCTATCTGAGCGTCTTGGAAGGCAAAGACGTAGTTTTACTCTTCGACAACGATGAAGCCGGTCAGAAGGGCGTACAGAGCGTTGCAAGGCGGCTCAAGAGCAGCGGGCACTCTGTAAACAGCATCCGGTACCTTGACTGGTCTAAGGTCACTGTGCCAAGTCACTCAACCATTCCCAACAAGTTCGACCTCAGAGACTTGTACAACGCTTACCAAGGAAACTGATATGCCTAAAGCAAAAACAGCTTGCGGTAATTGTCTACAGAAGATGAAAACACTGCCGTCTAACAGTGTTGATAGCGTTGTAACTGACCCGCCATACGGGCTAGCTTTCATGGGCAAAAAATGGGACTACGACGTTCCATCTGTCGAAGTCTGGCAGGAGTGTCTTCGGGTCTTGAAGCCCGGAGGTCACTTGCTGGCCTTCGCTGGCACACGCACGCAGCACCGAATGGCGGTGAGAATTGAAGACGCAGGATTTGAAATCCGCGACATGATTGCGTGGGTGTACGGCTCAGGGTTTCCGAAAAGTTTGGATGTGAGCAAGGCGATCGATAAGGCGGCGGGAGCGGAGCGGGAGGTGGTGGGGTATTCAGCAGGATTTGGGAAAGGGTCAACATTTTCCAGTGAATACCAAACGGCACAAGGCTATCGACCGGCATACACAGA